TCGGCAAAGTAAGCGTGCGAGGAGTCCGTACCCGGCACGGCGACAGGTACGTCCACATACATTTCCTGCAGCCATTTCATCAGCGCCAGACCGTCCTCGGTGCCGAATACGCGCAGGCAGAGCCTTGCCAGATCCTCCCGCTGCTGGGTAGCAGCACGGATGTCAGGCGACTCCTCAAGTTGTTCCAGATCGTCCCAGCCCATCACATTGCTCCTTCAGGTGCGGGCAGGGCAGCTTGCTGCTGTTGCATCATCTGGGCTTGTGCCATCGCAGCCATTGCCTGCTGCTGCTGGGCTTCTTCCTTGATGACGGCGCGTTCCTCGGCGGTGTTGCGCACCATTGCCGGGACACCCAGCTTGTCGCCCACATAATCGACCGCGACCTCGTTCTTGAGCGCCAGCTGGCCATCGGAGCCAAAAGCACCGGATTGCATCAGCTGCTGGTACTGGATGATCGCGTTGACCTCCTCCATGTTCTGCGCCATCGCCAGCGGTGCGACAGGCACTACCTTGACCTCAAGTCCATTGACGCGCAAAGGCAATTGGATCAGCCCGCGCTCGTCCATGACCTCAAGGATCTTGGCCACTAGCGGAATCATGGTTTCGTTAATCAAGCGACCGAAGGCAGAGCCCAAGTTCTGCGAGAGCTCCTTCATGCGCTCGACAATCTCGGTGGCCGAGCGTGCCGACATATTCTCAGGTGGCAGGGACTCGTCCAGCAGAATGCGCTTGATGTTGCTGCGCAGGTCGTTGATGACCAGCTGGCTGACGTTGAAGTCACCGGAGCGGGGCAGGGCTTGCAGGGCTGGGCCTTGCGGGCCACCGTTGCGGGCAACCGGGATGATTGCGCCAGGGATGATCTTGACCGTGTTTGGGTTCAGCACGCCATCGTCTGCCGCGGTGTACACACCAGCAACCGCAATGCTGGCGTTTTTCAGCAGGAGTTCGATGGTTTTGTTCAGCGTCTTGATGTCGGGCAGGGCAGTCATCAGCGGGCCGCGACCGTAGATCTCGCCTGCGACCTTCATGTACCGCGAGATCACCCAGGGCGACGATTTGCGGCGGCGGTAGACGATCTCCTCTTTGCCTTCCTTCCAGATAACGTGGTAACAGTAGTCGCCGCGACCAGCGTCATAGATGGTGGCCTCAAGGAACTCGATGTCATCAGCAGGCTTGTCTGCAACCTTGCGCTTTAAGTTGGGCGACATCTTGGCATCCGGCCACTGGCGCTCAATGCTTTCGCCCTTGATCCTCATGCGGCGGTAGACGTTATCGACCTGGCCGTTTGCGCCTTCCTCGTAGCTGACCAGGAACAGCGGCACCGGCACAAAGTTGATAGGCGACACATCGTCACCCGGCTGCACCATCATGCAGGCAGTGCCGACAGCCAGATCCAGCAGGAACTCACCGATGGCAATGTCGAAGTTGGACTGCTTCAGCACATCAAACATCTTGTCCCCGTAGGAGTCCAAGATCTGCTGCAGCATGGTTTTCTTTTCAAACGGGATGGTCGGGCCAGCCTCAAGCCGCGACCACTTGCGCTGCGGAGGGAACACCACGGATTGCAGACGGTTGGCAAACCGCTGGGTCGAGTTGATGGCAGTCGAATCAAACACCCGCTGCATCTTCTTGCTGCCAGTCGCGCCACCTTCCCAGACACCATACAGCTGGCGCTGGGGCAGGGCGAACTCATAGGCATCCTGGTACAGCTGCTGAAACTCGTCCTTCTTGGTTTGCGCTGCAGCCTGGCGCTTGATGATCTCCTCGACCTTCAGACGCTTGCCGCCCAGCGGTGTCTTGTATTCCATCTTAATCTTCCTCATCCTTCAGTAGATAACCAGAAAGCAGCTTGCGCTCCATGCGCGTCAAAGCGATGTTCTTCTGCAGCTTCTTGCCGATGGCGATTTTCTGCTCGTCCATCATTTCTGGTTCCATTTCCTCGTCTTTGTCTTTGCCGTTCTTTTCGATGCTGATTTCGATTTTCATTTGTTGCCCCTTGCCGCGGCCATATTGTCGATCAGGTTGGGATAGGGTCTGCCAGCCTTCTGCGCACGACGCATGGCATTGCGTTTCTCTGCGCTTGATAGCTTCTCAGGCTTGCCCAGATCCTTTGGCCTTGGCTTGTCCCAAACTTCTTTCATGACTGTTCCTTCATCAAGCCGCGCTTGCGCTTGGCACGCTCCTGCTCAGACAAGGCAATGGCAATCGCCTGGTCGCGGCTTGTCACCTTTTGACCAGAGCTCGACTTCAGCTTGCCCTCTTTGTATTCGCCCATCACTTTGCGAACCTTGTCCATCATGCATCTTTCAATAAAGGTCTTGATGTTCTGCGCGATACAGCTGCCAGTCGCGCACCTTTGCGCTCGCCGACTTCGCGCTGATAGCTTGTTTGCAGCTGCGCTCTTTGTTGCTCAAACTTTTCTTGATCGAATTCAGGAAGTTGCGGAGCCGTTGGAGCAGCTGGGGCCACAGGAGCTTTTTCATTAAACTTTGGAACCGCTCTTGTTGTTACTTTATAAAAGGTGCTCCCATCCTGCTCATATCCTTGAGATCTCAAATCATCTATTGCGCTTGATGGCATTTGTCCAACTTTGCCGGTGCTCAAATTTTTTACCTGCCATGCGGCTGGAGATCCACCAACTATTTGAAAGACAGCTTGTCTTTGTTCTGGGTTTGCTTCGTAGTCGGATAATGAGTTATTAAAATTCTCAAGACGTTGCCTATATGCAGCTGCCGCAGATTCGTACTGAGGCATCTGCACTTCTCTGTATTGCTTGACCGCAGCCTCATACGGAGCCATGAGTTCATCGCGCTGCTTTTGGTAAGCGGCGAACTCTGACTGATATTGGCCAGTCATCGCCTCAATGTTTTTCTTGTACTGTTCTGCAATGCGAGTCAGGTCAGACTGCTTGCGCAGCATCATCCGCTTCTGATATGCGGTCGCCATTACTGCATCCTCATGCCGGAGCCGAGGGTTGTGGCCTCAACGCCGAGCTCAGGTGTCATGCGCTCCTGTGACAGCAGCGACCTGCGACCACCGCGGGTGCGGGCACGCAGCGCAGATGCTTCTTGCTGTGCAGCCTTGCGACGTTCCTCGTCTGCCGCTGCCTGCACTTCTCTGGCTTTGTTTTCCATTGCCAGCTTGTTCTCTTTGTACTGCAGCTGCTGCGCGTCGAACTGCTGTCGCGCCAGATCCGACTGCTGTTGCAGCGATGTGCTCTGCTTCTGGTATTCAGCGGTCTGACGGGCTACCTCAGTGCGCATGGCTTCAGCGTCAGCCTTCTGCTGCTGCAGTGCTCGATCTTGTTGGCGTTGTGCTTCCTTGCGAGCTTTGCGCCCCTCATAGGCGTTGTAAGCGGTCGAAGCAATAATTGCCGTTGCGATCCAGACCATTTATTTCTCCTTCAATTTCAACAGTTCCAAATAGGAATCAAGCTCTGCAAAGTCAGGAGCGATCAGCTCCTGTTCCAGCTTTTCCATGTCAGTCTCAAACGAGTGATGCACGTTCAGCATCACCAAGTCCTCATGCACAAAGCCCACGCGCTTGGCACCAGGCTTGGACACAAACGTCGCTGGAGCCTGCAGCTTTACCACGCCTTCATCGGTTAGCAGCGTGATGCTGCCTTGCGCGATGATGACGATGTGCTCAGACTTGTGGATCTTCCCCACAAACGCCTGACCTGCTGGCATCCTCATCTGCCGCACATACAAGCCATGCGCAAACCAGTGCTCAATCGGCACATCGACCTGCGGCTGCTCTGCCATCCACGCCTGAATGTTCATGACCTGATCGCGCACAGACTTTGTGGCAAAGCCTGAGATCAGCTGCTTTGCGTCATCCGCGCTTATCAAGTCGCTCATGCAAAGGATTCTATTGAAAGTTGGACACCGGGCAATCAATGTGATTGCGCTGCGATATATCAAGCAAAGATGTCGAAGTCAGTCCCGGCCTGTACCTGTGCCGGTGGTCTGCCGCCGAGCTGGTGGGTTCTCGTCATGCGGTTGTACTCGCCGCCGCCGAGCATCAGGTATCCAAACGAGTCGCCGATGTGCGAGTGCTCGTTCTTGTTGGGCGCATCCCTGAACCGCTCCTGCCCAGCCCCGATGGCCACCCGTTTGAAGTGGTAGCCGCCTCCCAAAGCCTTCCTCAGCAGCTTGCATTTGCGGTTCACAATCAGCCCCGGCTTGCCTTGGATTAAGCGCTGCATGGGCGCTGCAGCCGCTTCCCGACGCACCTTGAAGTCGTTGCTTGCAGTGGGCTGCGCACGCAGGCCAAGGGTCTTGAGAAAGTCAAAAGCCGTGACCTCATAGATTGCATCTCGAGCCATACCTGCCGGGTCGCCCCAGATCATCACCTGGTGATTCGGATAGGCAGCATTCAACTCTGCGAGCAGCTGGTGGCCAAAGCGCTCCAGACCCATGTCGAAGGTGACGATCTCGTCGTGGATGACCCAGCGACCGTTTGGCAGGCGCTGGCCAATGGTGGCAGCAGGGGTCAAACCAAAGTCCAGCC